ATTTACAAAATCCACATCATTCTGTATTCAACAGCAGTTTCATGTGGTGGAATGTGAGTAATTTTTCTCGCATATGGGATCAGTTCTCTCAAGGCGATATTGCCCAACTGACCAAAAACAATCAAGGCGATCAGGATTACATCACCAAATCCATCAATATCAATCAACGTAGATTTTTTGAAGATCGACTGTTTCAAAGTTTTAGATGGCAATGCCTGGACGGCGGATATAATTTCCAACGGCGCCAGCCACGAGCACCCGGCACTGGTGTGAAGATTGCCCCGGATACTGCGGTGGTGGTGTTCCACGGCATGCCCAAACCGCATCAAATATCCGATCCTGCTATTGCACAATTATGGCGCTGATCAGAACTATCTAAACACAGTGATTTTCGCAAACAATCGCAGATTTTTAGACGAACGCCGTAATAAAATCTCACTGGGTCTGCCATAAATACAGCATGGAGGATAAATCATGGTTCAGAGAATAGTCAAATTGATAGGTAGTGCATATGCCATCAGTGGCGATCTACATGTGCAAGCAACATACAATGGGGCAGAAATCTTGAATGGTCCGGTCACTACCACTGTGACAGACGTGATTCCTGATGTGGGACAATTACCTGCTCCGGCTTTGAACGAATTGGTCCTATTTGAAACCACAACAGATGCCACCGGGCAAATACCAGTTATCATCACTGTGACCGGCGGCACTTTGTTTTTTACAAATTTCTGGATGAATTACACTGGATTCATTAAAGAGAGACAAGCAACCGATCCCGACACCCCTATCGACGCCAACGACCCCAGCACATATATCTGGGTAGTGACAGGGCAGTCCGATTCATACTATTCAGATCCAAATAACAATACTGCGGAAAGTGATGGCGTTTCAAATCTCACTAAAAATGGTGAACCTTGGGAGTGGCGTGTGAATGTCGGCGATCGAGTAGGTGATTGGACATATCCAATAGCCAGCGGCGAAACCGTGACCTTTGACTTTTTTGTAGATCCGGCAAAAGTAGCATTGGTGGTTCCTGATTAATCACTACTCTGATACCAAAAACCCTACATGTTGTAGGGTTTTTTTTTGAGGTTGACTTATATTACATTCTGCACTATAATATGCTCATGTCAACAAAACAAGCACAGTTCAGCAACATTGCAACAAGAGTTGGAATAATCCAACTAAATTCGCAATCGAAGTTGGAAAAAGATGCAACTAAACGGGTTGACTAATAATGGGTATTTTGCTATAATAACAGCTTAGTAAGTAAGTTCAACAGCACATTAGGAGCCAACCAAATGAGTGCAATTCGTATCGTACGCGGCGAGTATCGCGGCACAACTGTAAAAAACCAAAACTTTACACTAGTGTCAGGATTCCAGACTGGTGCCAAAGGTGGTTATGTGACCGTGCAAAATGACGGCACATTTCCCAACTGCCCTGCCACAATCCGCATCAAAGTTGATGCTATCTCTGACTACGAGATGATAAATGGAGACACTGTAGAAATGAACACATCTGCTCCTACTGCTAAGACAGTAGAGACTGAAGACGAAGCAATGACTCGTATCCGCGAGCGTTTTGAAATCCTTACAGAAATGAGCAAAGCCTGCATTGGCGGCGACATCCGCGCAATGATCGTGTCGGGCCCGCCTGGCGTGGGCAAGAGCTACGGCGTTGAGCAAGAAATTGAAAAAGCCACACTGTTTGATCGTCTTGCAGGCAAACGATTGCGAGCTGAAGTTGTGAAAGGTTCGGCTACTCCTATTGGCCTGTATCAAACTCTGTACAAATACTCAGACGAGAATTGTGTGCTGGTGTTTGATGACTGTGACAGCATCCTGCTTGACGACGTGTGTTTGAACTTGCTGAAAGGTGCATTGGACTCGGGCAAGAAGCGTAAGATTTCTTGGTTGAGCGAGAGCTCGGCTCTGCGCCGCGAAGGCATCCCAGATCAGTTTGACTTCAAAGGCAGTGTGATCTTTATCACCAACATGAAGTTCGACAAGATGAAATCGCAGAAACTGCGTGATCACTTGGACGCTCTGCAAAGTCGTTGCCATTACTTGGACTTGACGCTGGACACTATGCGTGACAAGATCTTGCGTATCAAACAGATTGCCAAAGACGGTGTGTTGTTTGAAGGCTACGACTTTGAACCCGAAACTCAAGACAGCATCTTTGAGTTTATGGAAACCAACCAGACTCGTTTGCGTGAAATGAGCCTGCGTATGGCGCTGAAGATTGCTGATTTGCGTAAGCTGAGTCCCGGTAACTGGAAACGCCTGTCTGAGACCACTTGCATGAAGGTAGCAGACTAAAATGGAAGTGTCTATTGTGTGGATGCTGCTGAATGGTTGGTTTGCCAAGCATTGCTTTGAGGATGGCAGCACCATGTCAGGATGGGTGTGTTTGTTTATCAGTGCCTATTATCTGGCCCGGGTGCTAGAGGCAGTTTTTTAAAGTCATGGCGTTACAGTCAATGAAACGTTCGGGATAGGTTGGCTCCGCCCGAACTTTATAACAGGCACTTAGGTGCCTGTTTTTTTGACTTTTGTTTGCGATAAGTATATACTGAACTATGACCAGTGAATATCTTATCATCACATTAGGCAAAGATCACAGCACAGAATTAAAGTTTCGTATTAGGCCAACGGCATTATCAGAGTTATGGCTTGATCGAATGCAACAAAGATATCCGTATCCATTGGATCATGCAGATAGATTTTATGGGTTTGATGATCCAGCAAAAGAAAAATCTCGTGCAACAAGCATGATACAAAACTGTATCAACATCATAAACACCCACGAACACATAATCGAACGTGAATTTGAATACACTCAAGATTGTCTCAACTACCTACATAATATATTTGAAAAATATCATGGGTTATTGGATCAGCAAACATCCGACTATTGGTTGAGAGCACCCGAACAGGTACGAGTGGCATTAGCAGAACTAAATCTTGCAGTACATAGATGTGAGGATGCAGCAGGACTGCCTTTACCAAGGATGGTATGCACATGGTTTGGATTACCTAAGACTCACTGTTTGTCTAAAGAACTCCAACGTGAGTACGGAGAGACTTTGATAAAGTTTGGCACAGTTTATCTCAACTATTGCGAGATAGGAAAAACAGTTGATGATCTAGCATACGACAATGATATGTACATAAGCGACGAGGCATTTCGGCCATTTGGCCACTATAGTGCCGATTTCAATGTGGCATTTCATGACCGAGATCCTACTGAAAGATATCCGCAAATACAAAATTATATAGAGCAACATAGTGATTTTTTTCTTGCAAAAGGAATCACGAGTGTGTATAATATACAAGCACAACCACTTTATTTTCCCGTGGCGGACCTGGAATATTCTGGAGATCAGATAGATCTGATTCAGCAGATAAGAGATCAACAGTTTGTGCGTGAAGTAAAATTACAATGAAACAATGTACAATACAAATCAATGACGAAGTGAATATCAAAATTGAAGGTCTGGATCTTGATGCTCGCAAAGCTCTAGTCAAAGCATTCAAATACGATATTCCATACGCACGATATCTGCCGGCAGTGAGACTGGGACGATGGGATGGCAAGGTATCTTATTTCCAACTGGGCGGCAGCACATACGTCAATCTACTGCCGGACATTATTCCGCTGTTGGAACGATTTGACTACGATATTGAATTGGATGATCGTAGAGAGTACTCAACCACGTTTGAGTTTGCCCAAGTGACAGAACAAAGCTACAGCGATCGACTGTGGCCCAAGAACCATCCTGCAGAAGGACAGCCCATCCTGTTGCGTGATTATCAAGTGGAGATCATCAACAACTTTTTAACCAATCCACAATGCATACAAGAAGTGGCCACAGGTGCTGGCAAGACCATCATGACAGCAGCATTGAGTGATGCTGTGAGTCGATATGGTCGTAGTATTGTTATCGTGCCTAACAAAAGTCTTGTGACACAGACAGAAAAAGATTACATCAACATGGGATTGGATGTGGGTGTGTATTTTGGCGACAGAAAAGAATACGGCCGTATGCACACAATCTGCACATGGCAAAGCCTAAACAATCTCATGAAGAACACCAAGAACGGCATAGGTGATTGTACCATCCAGGAGTTTATTGAAGATGTGGTCTGTGTGATAGTGGATGAGGTGCATATGGCCAAAGCAGATGCACTCAAAACTCTGCTGACAGGCGTGATGTCTAGAGTGCCAATTCGATGGGGATTGACCGGCACCGTGCCAAAAGAACTGTTTGAGAGCCAAGCACTATTGGTCAGTCTAGGTCCAGTGATCAGCAGACTGTCAGCAAGCACATTGCAGGATGCTGGTGTGCTAGCCAACTGCCATGTGAATATAGTGCAACTGGTGGATCATGTGGAGTACGCAGACTATCAAGCAGAGCTAAAATATCTATTGGAAGAATCTGGCAGACTAGACACCATGGCATCGCTTATACAGCGTGTGAATGAAACAGGCAATACACTAGTGTTAGTTGATAGAACAGAATGCGGTCGCCAGCTGGTAGAACGACTGGGAGAGCATGCAGTATTTGTATCCGGGGCTACCAAAGCCAAAGTACGTCAAGAAGAATATGATGAGATTGCTGTGAGTGATGGCAAGATCATCGTGGCCACATATGGTGTGGCTGCTGTGGGTATCAACATACCACGTATCTTTAACCTTGTGCTAATCGAGCCGGGCAAGAGTTTCGTGCGTGTGATCCAGAGTATTGGGCGTGGTATCCGCAAAGCCGAAGACAAGGATCATGTGCAGATATGGGATATCACATCAACATGCAAGTTCGCTAGACGACATCTAAACAAACGAAAGGTGTTCTACAAAGAGGCCAACTATCCATTCACTGCCGAAAAACTGGAATGGATGAAGATATCTTGACATTGGCAAGATATCCAACTATACTACACACATGCGAATACTAACCTTAGACAATAGCTTTTATGACCTAGATCACTTGCCCGACGAAGTCGATGATATGAGATTTGCCATCTTGGATAACTCGGATCCCAAAGATCCAGACTATCATTTTATACCACTCATATTCCTGGAAAGTTTTAATGCACCTGCATTGGTATTAAGGATAGGCGATGCCACTATCAAGATGCCCATGGATTGGCAGATCCTAATCGGTGAGCCCGACGTGGGTGACCTTGAAGTGCTGCCACTCACCAGCATAAATGATCGTGGCTTCAAGGTATTCCAATTCAATCCGCTGACCAGTTTCCGTCCCAGCTTTCCAGACATTGAAATCTTGGATGTGTATCACGAAGTGAATTGGTTTGCACCCAAACTCAAAAATGGCCAGCTGCTGGCAGTGCCCTTGAACGACGACGCAGAACCCGATTGTGTGTATTTTGTCAAAGACATCAGCCGCAACTGCGAAATAGTGGATTACAACAAGGCCTGGTAATGGGACAGCTCAAGCCCGGAGCCACATTGATATATGAACGGGTGGATGACACGGTGTATCAGCGCGAAGCAGGAGCCGATCCCAACACAAGAGTGGAAATAGGATACGATTACGACATACACGAAGAACGTCGCGACTCAGACATACGGGCAGGAATGAAAAATCGACGCGATGGGATCATGGAAGACAAACTATGGGGCAACATACGCAGAGCTGCACGGACAAATCCCACTTTACAAGATATTCTAGATCATGCTATAATGGTGTATCATTTGACTCAGACTGAAAAATCACCATGAAAAAGATCATCAATCCTATAGCTGCTGACCGGTATCTAGACCAATGGAAAGACCTGTGGCTTACCAAGGAGTATGAACCGGATGAATGGGAACGCACCAAATGGGAAAAATTGTGCGAAATGGAAGAATACAAAGAAATCCAAGAAAAAGTATATGAGCCTTACTATGAACTTGCCGGCGATGAATACCGACTATTCGAACAATGGCGGGACATAGTTGTGGCCGCTGAAATCAATCCTGCTTTACAAGACCTACTGGATCAAGTTAAAATGATGTATAAGCTGACCAAGATCAAATAATGGATAAACTAGATATCATAAATGAGATGCGTCAGCTGGACGCAAAGAACCGTGACTTCTATGATGAACTCACCACCGAGGAACGAAAGAAATTCAGTATCTATCTCATGATACGTTGGGGCTCAGCAGTGGGCGGCAGTCAAGACATACAAGAATATTATGTACAGAGCACCAATCACTATCTCAACAAAAACTTCTTTGACATAGCCAAGCATCCCAAACTGCAATGGCTGTGTGCAACTGCTGCAAGCCCGGGCATGGGAGTGATGAAACATAACTGGATTGCACCCAAGAAGAAAGAAGCAGGACTCAGTGCCAAACGCAAAGCCTTGATGACTATTTTCCCCACATACAAAGATGATGAGATTGATGTGATGGCGCACCTGGTTACACAAAAAGAAATTGATGCTTATAACAAATCCAGTGGTAACGAAAAAAAATGAATCTAGTTGTTAATGGTTGTAGTTATATGCATTTATATGCAATCGGACACGGGCATATTGATCTGGCAGAACAACTAAGATTAGACAATCCTGTTAGTCTTGCAATTAGTGGTAGTGCAAATAGTCGTATATTGCGTACCACTCTCAAACACAGTTACACCGCACCTCCTACCTTTTATATACTTGGCATGACATTTCTCTCAAGGTTAGAAATTCCTATCTGCACGCCAATAGATGATTTTGAAGGTAGGTGGGTGAATCCGCAAAATCAAGAATTCAGCACCCGTTGGCAATTGGACTGGACACAGAAAGATCGTGATCAATTTGTTGAAATTAAACTCAAAACTGAAATATATAGTATCTTAGATCGTATAGAAGATCTGATGTATCGTATATTGAGCACTATCTCAGATTTAAAAAGCCGAGGGCATCGGGTGTTGATATTTCAACAAGCAGATAATTTATATATTGATCTATTAGATGATCCTAGACTGAGATTTTTTGATCAACCTGAAATTATTGACAAATTCAATTGGCGTGCAGTATCATGGCAAGCCAATCAAGGAGTACCGCCTCAGCAGTATCAAGACGGATCACCGCATGTGCCACCGGAAATGACTCATCGAAGAATTAGACATCATCAGACATTGAATGAATATTTGACTAACTATATTCAAGAGAATAAACTATTAACATGAGTTTTGTTTGTGGTCATTGTGATAAAACTTTCTTGAGAGAAAGCAGTATCGAAGTTCACATGTGCGAGCCAAAACGTCGCAGACTGCAACGCGGCGATAGAGGAGTGCAGTTGGGGTTACAAGCCTATGTGAGGTTTTATGAGACCATGCAGGGCTCGGCCAAGAACAAAACATTTGATGATTTTGAAACATCATCTTATTATCGTGCTTTTGTGAAGTTTGGACATTACTGTGTGAATACTCGAGTAATCAATCCAGAAAGATTTATGGCGTGGCTACTCAAGCAACAGAAGAAGATTGATAAATGGTGCAGCGATCAGATCTACACAGAGTATCTCGCAAACTATCTCACACTGGAAGCAGTGGATGATGCACTAGCAAGAGCAATGGAATACGGATTGGACTGGGCAGAGAAGACCGGTAACCCAGCACATGACTGTTTGAGATACGGCAATGCCAATGTGATATGCCATGCTATCACCGCCGGGCGTGTGAGTCCTTGGGTGATATACAGTTCCGAATCGGGGCAAAAATTCTTGAGCGAACTCAGTTCAGACCAAATAGCTATGATATGGATTTATATCGACTCGGATGTGTGGCAGAAAAAATTCCAGACATATCCAGCCGATCACGAATACGCACAGGAAATGTTGAAACAAGCAGGATGGTAACATGAGCGCAGATATTGATATTGACTTTGCTGACAGAGAACATGCGTTGAAACTGATACGCCATACACCCGCACGGCAACTGCATCAAGGCACAGCGAGAAAACACAATTCGGGTGTGTATGTCACTGATATTCCACAGGATCCTGTGATGGCATGTGCAGCCATAGATTACGAAACTGCTGAGTCACGTGGTTATTTCAAAATAGATTTTCTGAACATGGGGGTGTATGGTTTGATTCGAGATCCTGCACACTATGCTGAGATGCTGGCAGCTGACCCACCGTGGGAGAGATTGTGGTTGGACACTGAGTGGGCACAGCAATTGGTACATGTGGGCAACTACACAGGATTACTACAGAGTATGAGACCTGATTCAATCCCCAGGATGGCTGCATTTATCTCTATCATACGGCCGGGCAAAGCACACTTACAAAATCAGTCTTGGACGGATGTGTTTGGCTCGGTATGGGATGGTGATCTCAGTCGGGGATATGTGTTTAAGAAAGCCCATGCACTAGGTTATGCAGCCCTAGTGGCATTGCACATGAATCTGCTTAATCAAGCCGTCGCACCAGCATGATGCTTTTGCGTTTGCTTTTCTTTCGAGCTATATCTAATAGACTGCAAGCAGGGCCATGCATTATTTCTAGATCTTTATTGACGAATGTACGCAGAGTGTAACGGAATTGTTCCCAATCTTTACGCAAGAAGATATTGATGGGAATAGATCTGTTGCTTTCCCACCACCAAACTGATGCTAATTCTAGATACATCATCTTGTCAGACTGATCTGCCACTGCGCCAAAGTCATAGATCGTGGTAACCACATCATCTTTGTTTTGGATCACACCCACATATTCAGAATTGGCATACATGCATAGACTGATAAAAGGATATTTCTCCGTTAGTTTTTCAAATACATTGTTACCCATTGGGGTATTTATGGTCAGTATTTTTCGGATAAATAATAGGATATGTATTCTACCACCGCTTATCTTTACCAACAAATCACACGAGTGCTATTAGTAGACACCAGTGGAGGATACTTTACTGCGAGGTATGACCCTGTGTATGCAAAGACCCTAACCATTAACAAAGGTGTTGATAACGTTCTGTTGTTTGAGTTCATCAATCAAGATCAGAAACCCGTCAATATCACCGGTAGCACGTTCGTGTTCCGTCTTATCGACCAAGCTGGCGGACAGTTGCTGTTGGCCAAAGACATGGAGACCCTAAGTGCAAGCACAGGGCGTGTGAAGGTGGTTCTCAACAGCTCAGACACCATCAACATCCAGTCTCAACCAGCCAGTTACAGCATACAACGTGCTGCCGGTGACTATGTACAGGCAGCCTATACCGGTGCAGATAGTGCAGCCCGCGCTGATTGCAACATCGTGGATAGCATATTCCCTAGCTTTATTCCCAGCGCAGAATGCACTGTGCCCGATCTATATGGTAAGAATCAATATGTTGGTGCCGCACCCACAGCATTTCCAGATTGGGCATTGACACCACAACCGGTCAACAGCATACAACAAACTGAATTTTACAGCAGTTATATCAATACCAACCAGACAGCTTTTACCACCATCAAGTTTGATCTTGTGCATTACACAGGCACAGTCAAGATACAGGCTGCCGAAAACTACGAAGCAGTTTGGACAGATGTATCTGAATCACGGCAATACCTAGACGAAACAGTAAGTGACTACTTTAACATCGTAGGATTCCATCCGCTGTTGAGATTGGCCATGAACAATAGCATCGGATACGGTGCCAGTGGTACAGCCACCGTGGTAGATGGTGTGGTCACAGGAATAAGTGTGACCTATCCAGGACAATATTATGTGGCCCCACCGTATGTGCAGATTTTAGGCAATGGTGCTGGTGCAGAAGCAGTGGCTTCGGCCAGTGGTAATGGTGGTGTTGGATCGGTCACGGTAACCAATGGTGGCGCAGGATATGTTCCATTACAGTTCCAGGGCTCATTGGCAGCCACAGTGTTATTCACAAATGGCTTGATCCGCAACGTACAATACCGATAACCGTTGCGATTGCTCAAACAATCTGTTAAACTGTACGGATGCTAGACATCCTGCAATATCTACCGGCAAAACGAAAATCCACGCCATCAGGTTGGGTAAGTTTCAATGCGGTGTGCTGCCAGCACAGCAGCGCCACAGTAGATCGTCGTGGTCGGGGAGGTCTCAAGCCCACAGAATCGGGGTGGAGTTATCACTGCTTCAACTGCAATTACACCGCCAGCTTTATCCTTGGCCGCTCAGTGAGCTTTAAAGCCCGTAGGCTCTTGGGCTGGATGGGTGTGCCCGACGCAGAGATTGATGCGTTGAATCTAGAAAGCCTAAGGCATCGTAGCATACATGGTATCCTGGATGATCGCCAGCGAGTATTCAATGCATTATCAGACATCCAGTTTGAAGAACAAGAACTGCCGGCATTGAGTGAGTTATTGGCGGGCGAAGATCTGCGTAGGGAGTATCTAAGGCTTAGGTGTGTGCCTGATGACTATCCTGTGATGATACAGGATCATCCGGAAAAATCATGGAAACATAGACCCAGCGTGATCATACCATTCATTCACGACGATCGCATAGTAGGATACACACAGAGATTCTTAGATGACCGTACGCCTAAATACATCAGCAATAGCCAACCAGGCTATGTGTTTGGTACAGACTTACAACACAACGACTGGACTCATGCAATCGTGGTAGAAGGTATATTTGATGCGTTATGCATCGGTGGTCTGGCAGTGATGCACAGTACCATAAGTGATGAGCAAGCACGACTGATCCGTAGTCTAGGCAAGGAAATAACAGTGGTGCCAGATCAAGACGCCGCAGGCATGGAACTGGTAGATCGTGCTGTGGAACTGGGTTGGGCAGTGAGCATGCCACCATGGCCCGCGGATATTAAGGATGTGAATGACAGCGTGATGCGTTATGGACGCCTGGCGACTCTGCTAATTATATTTGAAAACAGAAACAGCAGTAAGATCAAAATAGAATTAAGGAAGAAGCAACTTGTTAAAAGATTACAGCATTGATGTACAAAAATTATTCCTGGAAATGATATTAGAGGATGCTGCCAGCTATGTGCGTGTGCAGAACATTTACAATCCAGAGAACTTTGATAAGAGCCTACGAGCAGCAGCAGAGTTTATCAAAGAGCACAGCGAAAAACACAAAACTCTGCCGGATATCACGCAGATAGCAGCCACCACTGGTCTGAAACTACAGGCGGTGCCAGACTTGAATGAAGGACACTATGAATGGTTCATGGAGGAGTTTGAAGCATTCACACGCAGACAAGAATTAGAACGTGCTATATTGAAATCAGCAGACTTGCTAGAAAAGGGCGAGTACGGCCCAGTGGAAAAACTGATCAAAGATGCAGTACAGATCAGTCTGACCAAAGACATGGGCACAGACTACTTTGCTGATCCAGCAAGTCGTATCAACAACTATTTTAACTCAGGCGGGCAGGTGAGCACTGGCTGGCCACAGATGGATCGATTGCTGTATGGTGGATTCAGTCGTGGAGAACTAAACATATTTGCAGGTGGGTCGGGATCGGGTAAGAGTTTGGTCATGATGAATATCGCACTGAACTGGTTGCAACAAGGGCTAAGTGGAGTGTATGTGACATTGGAACTGAGTGAGGATTTGACCAGTTTGCGTACAGATGCCATGCTCACAAACATGAGCACCAAAGACATACGCAGAGATATCAATACCACTGAGCTCAAGGTCAGGATGATGGGCAAGAAGTCCGGCAACTATCAAGTGAAAGGGTTGCCGGCACAGAGCAACATCAATGACATTAGATCATACTTGAAAGAATATCAGATACAAACCAGCAAACGTGTGGATTTTGTGATGATTGATTACCTGGACTTGCTGATGCCAATCAGTGTGAAAGTCAATCCCAATGATCAGTTTATCAAAGACAAGTATGTGAGTGAAGAACTGCGCAACTTGGCCAAAGAACTACAGATATTGATGGTCACTGCCTCGCAGTTGAATCGTAGTGCAGTGGAAGAAGTAGAATTTGATCACAGTCATATCGCAGGTGGCATTTCAAAGATCAACACAGCAGACAATGTGTTTGGTATCTTTACCAGCAGATCAATGAAAGAACGTGGCAAGTATCAGATCCAATGTATGAAATCGCGTAGTTCCACGGGTGTGGGTCAAAAGATTGATTTGGAATACAACATTGAGACCATGCGTATCACCGATGAAGGTGGCGAAGATGGGGATACCGGGTCACGTGCTTCCAAGCCCAGTTTTATGGAAACTATCAAAGCCCGTGCAAGTGTCACACCTGCCGAGCCTGTGACATCAAACAACGGATGGGAACGTGCGCAGCCCAAGCCGGGTATAGATCCATTGGATCCCACACCCAAGGTCAGCGCCGATGTACAAAGCAGCAAGCTCAAGGAGATGTTGGGAAAGATCAAAACGGCATGAGCGATTTATATTGCCCAATAATACATGGCGGGCTAGTCATATATTTTGATCGTGGAAATTTATCCGTAAAACATTGCTGTTTACGAAATGATGGATTTTTAGTAGATATCAATACTGACTATTGGAAAGATAGTAATTTTAGTATGCTCAGAGAACAAAACAAACAAAATGTCTGGGCTCAGGGTTGTGAAAATTGTCAGAGTCTAGAATCCAGTGGGCAAATCAGCTATCGATCGGGGATGAAACAAGGACTTGAGATATCTGGGTATAATTTATCGGGACCAACTAGGATAGATATCAACGGGGATATCAGTTGTAATCTTGCTTGCAGAACATGTGGGCCAAACAGTAGCACTTTCTGGCAGAAACATCTAAAAATTCACAACTCATGGGACCAGTTGGTAAAAACGCCGTACGATGATGTGGTCCCAGCATTAAAGAAATTGGATCTATCTAATCTACGAATGGTAGTATTTTGTGGTGGAGAAACCATGTTAGGACAATCATATTGGAGCATAGCCGATTGGTTAGCAGATAATGTACCCAATGCCAAACAACAGTTAACTTTGTGTTTTCAGACCAATGGCACACAACCCATTCACCCACGCCAACACGAACTCATTAACCGATTCCGCCTGGTCAGATTACAGATAAGTTTAGATGGTATAGGTGAGAGATTTGAATATTTACGGTGGCCTGCGAGCTGGAATCAGACAGTTGATAACATTCTTGAAATTCGAGAGTCGGCCCCGAGTAACACCATGTTCCTGATTGAGGAAACGGTCAGCATATTTAATTTATGGTATACTGATGAATTATCTCACTGGGTTAAAAATAATTTCTCAATCAATAGAGAAGGTGATCAAGTTGATCATACTAAACATCTAGCATTTGGTATTTTTTCACTAGCAGCATGCTCACAAGAATATGTGTCTGCCATGAGTATGACCGATCAGAGACATCTTATACCACAGTCTTGGCAAGAAAATCCAGACAGCATCAACAGCATGATACATGAAATTAAAAAGTTTGACAATTTTAGAAATCAATCTTTTGAAAAAACATTTCCTGAAGTAGCTAAATTTTATGCTAGATTTTTGTGATTAAGTTAGTCCTAAAAATCAACTCAATGGCCGCAAAGCAACAAACTCAAGCAGTTGTTGGGCAGTATAAAGAAATAATTAGATAGCAGTGGTCACGTTGGTCCAGCTGGTACTACCCGTGGTATTCACGTACAGGCGTGTGCTAGAACTAGACCCATCAGTCCTGAGATATAAACTACCTTGAGCTGCTGCTATTGTTGGCGCACCTGATCCAAAAAATATACCAAGATTGGTAGTGCTAGACATCATTATGCCAGCACCTGCTGTGCCACCAACTGGTACTGCGGTGCCAGCCAAAAACAATGCATTACCGGTAGCACTTACTTGACCACCAGTTCGTATATTACCACCAATGACGTTGGCAGTGGCACTGACATTGCCGCCACTGATGTTACCTGACGTAGTGATTGTATTGGATCCAGCAGCAACAATACCAATGATGTTAGCCCCGGTTACGTTACCAGTCACTGAGAATGTGTTACCTTGATAACCATTGGCACTGATGTTTCCTGTCAATACTACCCCGCCCGCACTTATGGTGCCAGCTGCTGAAATCAATCCCGCGGTGCGTATATTACCACCGGTGACATTGCCCGTAGCACTGACAAATCCGGATGCTGTTACATTACCAAGTGAAATATCTGTCACAGTCACATTACCAAATATGTCACCACCCACGTACAAGTTTCCTGCGATTCCCATACCGCCAGCTACAATCACTGCACCTGTGGTGGTACTGGTGCTACTAGTAGTAGCTGCCACATTAACGGTGTTGGTATAATAACTGAGAGGCCTATTCAAATCAAACACAGTAACAGTAGTACCACCATCACTGGTCACAAATCCAAATTCATAATAACCAATTGCTCCGAATGTGATCACATTAGAACTGATACCTTGTATGCCAGTGACACCCAGGGTCACAGCAGCAGGCAAGGTCACAGTGTATGCGGTGTTGGTGATATTGATCTGCACACGCATCATGCCCACAGTTCCCGCTGTGGGAAAGTTGGTAAATCCCAGGCTAACACTACCGCTAGTGCTCACAGTTTGATAATGCCCGGAACTATAATCCAAAGTGACCGATCCCGAAGTCACTGTGTTTTGCACGATACTGCCGGAAAAGTCACGGATCAACGCAGAGTAGATCAATTGATCCGCCATGTTGTTGTCCAAGGTGGTGCCGGTCAATGCACTTTTAAGGATGGCCTTGTTTTCCAGATCTGTAATTTCGTTTTTGGCGTAAGTAAAGTTGGTTTGGATGTTAGTGAAGTTATCACGGAATCCTTGAGTATTGTTAGGCACGCCGGCAACAGGGTAGTTGGCGTCGATGTTTTGTGGGTTGATGCTGCTGGTCATTGGTTGGTATCCTTGTATAGATATTTATTCACATCCGGAAAACGCTAAATAATCCAAAGGCCATTGATTTACATGCAAAAGAAAACACGCAGCATCCTGGAAGAACTGGACAGTCTGTACATCGAACGAGATCGTCGGCTGGTGATAGAAAATCGTGCGGCCACCATAATAGTCAATGCCATCAGATTGCTGGAACAAATAGACAGTGAATTTGATACAGAAACAGCCGAAGCTCTCAATAGGAAATTTCTCAATGCCATACGCACAAAAAATGCCGGTAAATTCTCTCGATCAGTAAGGAAAACAGATGCAAATTCATGAACTGACCCAACGCCGCCGGCTGAATGAAGTGGGTGCATGGTCCAAAGGATTCTTAAAAGGATTTGGTATAGATGTACCCGATCAGCAAAAATCAACCCCAGAACTGGAAGCACTGGCCAACGCACCACCGTTGATAGCCAGACAATCACGACAGATGCAACGCGATTGGGCAAAACAAGTATCTCAGGCCATGGCAGCAGATGTTGTGACCAATCCGGAAGATCTAAGCGATCAGTCTATGAGAGCATTAGAAAAAACACTACGCCAGATGATATCTTCATTGATGAACAACATGGATATTAGAACATTGCCACAGGCAGTGGCCACAGTGGGTGCCAATGGGCAGCCCACGACATACTATACCGATCAAGCTACCAATATTATGAACCGATTGGAAGATGGTGTGAGAGAATTGCATACTTTCTGGATGGACAAAACTGCCACACAAGAATTAGCTGAATGGCAAAAAGTGGCACAGGCAGCGTATGATGCCAGTGTTCTAGTTCAGTTTCATCCGGCACAAACAGCAGCAGCCGGTGGAGGGCAAGCTGCGGCACAAACAGCAGCAACCAGCGGAGGGCAAGCTGCACCGCAACAACCATCGCCGCCGCAACCACAAGGCCAACCGGGACAAAACACCATGTCACATGCCAGTGTGCGGTACAATCAAACATCAGCAGAATGGGAGATAGATTTTGGAACAGGCTGGGTACCATTAGACATGACCAATCCACAACACCAGGCCTACATGCAGGCCATGCTAGCAGGTACAGCACCATGAGATATTTACTAGAAGGCGGCAATGTTTTCAAAGGCCCCAAGGGCGAGCCTCTCACACAGCGTATCAATCGTCAAGATGTACCTGCCACGATCCAATGGATAGAACAAGTGACTGGTATAGATTTCAGTACAGAACTTGGAGAAGATGGCGTACCATTGCGTTGGTTAGGATCAACCGGCAAGGCCCCTTCTTCGGGCGACTTGGATCTTGCTGTGGATCTCAATGAAGCTTCAAGAGAACAAGTAGAAAGTATCCTAAAGCAATTTGTTCAAAGCCAAGGACTAGATCCCAGAGAATACGTGGTTAAAAAAGGTGAAAAAGGTGAGGTACATCTTAAAACACCTATCGCTGGTGATGCCAATCGTGGATTTGTACAGACTGACTTTATGTTCTTTGAGAACTTGGATTGGGGACAGTTCTTTTATGCAGGCGGTACAGGCTCGGCCTACAAAGGCAAGAACCGTAATGTGTTGATGAGCAGCATAGCCAAACAACTAGGACTCAAAGTGGGCTCCAATGGCATGTTCTCTCGTGCCACAAATGAGCTGGTGCAAGGTGGCCTGGATCCTGACTATGTGGCCCAGGTGCTGCTGGGATCTGGAGCCACTCGTGCCAATCTCAAGAATGTGGAATCAATCTATGCTGCATTGGCCAAAGATCCCAACCGTGATGCCAAGCTAGCTGATTTCCGTGGTTATCTAGCCGGCGAAGGCTTGCAGGAACCTGATTTATCTGTGAAAGAAAGCGACGCATATTTCCTAGCTAGATTACGTGATCGTATCGTGAATCGCGGATACGTAGCCTTGGTTGAAACTAAAAAATCTTACCAACTTTACGAACAAGAACCTGCTGCTGTAGGCGGAAAAGCCAAAGGCATCGAACACCTGGAAGATTATATTTTCCGCAAGGGCAGTGCCGGAGTAGACCAAGCATTGGCCATAGCTGATGGGTTTTATAAAAATTCTCAAACAGGATCCGTAAAATGGGATGGAAAACCTGCTGTGGTGTTTGGCCGCAAGCCTACAACCGGTGAGTTTGTGCTTACAGATGATTCGGGTTTTTCAGCAGCCGGTTACGATGGATTGTTTACCAGCACAGATGCCATTGCTGACGATATGTCTCGACGAGATGCTAATGCTGTTGCTAAAGGCAACAAAGCAGATAGAGTCAAAACTTTACTGCCAACATACAACGCTATTTGGCCATATCTTGAAGCAGCCACTCCTACAAACTTCCGTGGTTATGTCAAAGGAGATCTGATGTACTGGGCCAACACCGATAACCCGTTGCCAGCAACAGAAGAAGAAATTGTACCCGGCGCAGTTTATAAGTCTGCTGGACTACTGATATTTAGACCCAACACTGTGACATATCGTATTCCGGCGGACAGCAAATTAGGACAACAAATTGCCAACAGCAACATAGGTGTGGCTGTACACACCATGTATGCAGATGCAGGTGCTGCCAAACAACCACTCAGCGGAGTCAGATTCAATCCTGTGGAAGGATTGTTGCTGATAGAACCAATCACCGCAAAACCTGTACCTAAGAACAGTCCTATGTACAACCAGATCAAAACAATGTTGCAGCAGAATCGAGCGGCTATAGATACTTTGCTCAATCCTGGTGAACTACGTGCAATGAAGATCACTGACTTGGCCAAGTTGGCCATAGACTACATAAACAAACGTGTGGATCCAAGACACGCTGCCTACACAGGTGATTTTCGTGACCTTGTGCCTGGATTCTTAGCCTGGTTGGAACAAACACAAACACCACAAAAAGTTGGCAATATTGCACAGTACCTGAGTAGTCCTACCAGCAATGAACAGGGGTTGGCTGCGGCATTCTTGTTGTTTGAAATGTTGCATGATTTGAAACTGGATCTGTTAGGAAAACTAGATGCACAGGTGCCCGGCAATGAAGGATGGGTGTTTGCGACCCCTGCAGGCTATGGCAAAGCAGTGAATAGATTTGATTTTACCGCCAGAAACAAAGCAAAAAACAATCCTCAACCCCAGTGATTTTTGCCGATTGTATAAATAAAAGTAGGGCAACAACCCACTAACTTTAAAGGAAATTTATCATGGCAGTATTTACAAAAGTAAACGGAACTACACAACCAGTATTTGCACTGGACGTGGCAAACGGTTCTATCGCAGGAACAGCTAACGTAGCTGCTCAAGGTCCAGTTCAGATCCAAGGTCCTAAACTAGACTTCTTCACATTGACAGCCAACGCTGCTTTGACCAATGCCGGTAACGTCAATGGTTATTTGAACAATGTGTTGCAATCTATCCAACAGACCGGTACCATCGCAATTTACCAAGCTGGCGCAACAGCTGGTACAATCAGCTTGGCTATCTACCCAAGTGGCGCATACACCACAGCCACTTTGGTTACTGCTGCTCAAGTAGCCAATGCAACCGGCGGATTGAACATCGGTATTCCAACAGCTAACGTGAGTTCCACAGCTAGCTTCACTAACCTAGCCTAACAGCTCGGTTAATTGACCACAGCAACCCCGGAGATAAAAAATCCGGGGTTTCTTTTTGGCCTTAAATATCTATCTAATGAGAATACAATGTCGCACCCTCTTTGATTGCAGTTATACAGGTACCACTGGGCATTTCAGACCAGCTGAGATCCCGTTTGAAGATCGAATTGGACAGATGATAACAAATCAAGCAGACTGGCATCACAGCCGTAATCAACAACGCAACTGGGAAACCCTGTTGCAGATCATTGGATTGCGCACACAGCCAATGGATATCACCACACCGGTTTATCGCACTGGTGCTTGGGAATTTGAATTCCGAGTAGAAGCACCATCGGTATATGCTATAGATGGCAACCCAGATCCACTGGCCGGACTGATACAAGGCTGTGCAGATGTGCCCATGATGACGCATCTTACTGAACAACCGGAATTGAAATCAACCATCACAACCATTGGCTCAGATCAGAATATTTGGTTTCGGGCACTAAATACATCATTGGAGTGATCATGGTAGATACAACTGATATTGAAAAGAAAAGCCTTGAGGCTCACGTGGAACTGTGTGCCGAGCGTTATCGCCTGCTGGAGCTCAAGATTGAAAATGTGGAAACCAGTGTGGGTTCGGTAAAAACCATGGTCACAGAAGTGCATGAGATGATGCATGCAATGGCCAACAAACGCAATGATCAACTGATCAACTGGGGCATAGGAATTATTGGTACGTTGATAGGCACGGTGGCGTGGTTGGCTGTGCATTATTTTAAGAACTCATGATACACGAACAAAGACTCGAAGTCCTAATGACAAGAGAGTTCAAAAAACACTCAGCCAATACCATTGTGGATGACGATACTGGTACCAAGTATTTGGTATTTGGAAAGTATGAAATCGCACAGACCCCTGACGGCTTTGTGGTCAGTGACTGGCACAGTCCTTTACATTGTTTCTCCGCCAAACGTATCGCATTGAGCTGGTGCATAGCAGACAAATATCAAAGATACAACTTATCAAACAACATAGTGATACTGGATCGTAGGCAACAGGTTCTCAAAACAGATATCTATTGCAGCAGAAAAACAGCCGATGCCAGCGGGCACGAATCGTTCTACGAGATAGTGAATACCAAGATGCAACCCAAGATTGACATGCTTGAGTCAGTGACTGCCGAATTAGAAAAATGTGTAAATTCGGCTAAATACCTACAGATTAGAGGATTCCATAATGAAACTGCAAGAACTAGCGGCTCCTAAGCCATCAAAACAAATCGCCAAAGTATTCGAAAGTTATTTTGGTTCACGCATCAGCTTTGATCGTTTGACTAGAAATCAAACCCAAATGATGCTGAGCAAGGTACGTGGAGTCCTGGGCGAGCACCGCAGCACCACGGCACGCCATACCAGCCAGCAGGATCCCAAATACTTGCAACTGGTCATGATGGAGCAAGCTCTATCCAGCCGCTTGCGCGAAGAAGGTGTAATTGTGCCAGGCGGTGGCGGTGGAGCAACCAATCCAGGAACATCATCAGGATCAGCTCCTGGTCAGACCACACCTCCTCCTGGACAACCAACACCTGGTGCAACACCACAGCAGACCCCGCAAGATCCAGAAATGGCTAAAATTCTAAAAATGAGTCAATCTGGTGCATCATTGACTCCTGATCAACAAAAGAAAATGGGTCAATATGTTCTCCAGCAAAATATGGCCATGGCCGAAAGCCGTCTGCGTAGAGAATATCGCATCTTGAAAGAATCCGAAATCCAACAGGCCCAAGTGGTGTTGGCTGCACAGGACCTAGTGGACAAGATGCAAGACATGGTAGAAGAAGTTTCTGAACTGCAATTCAAAGACCTGCCTGCTCTAGTAGAAAGCATCAAGAATCAAGTTGGTGTGGATCAAGCCATGCAATTCAACACTGACGCCACTGGCGCACTGGCCGGCCTGCTGCAAAATCTGCAAGGTGCCAAACAACAACTGGAAGCTGCACTAGGTGTGGTGACCGGTACCGGTGGACCAGACATGAGCGCAATCGCCAATGCTGGCGCTGCTGCTGGTGCTATGGGCGCTGCTGGTGCCGATATGGGTGCTGCCGCAGGTGATATAGGATTAGCAGGCCCCCCTCCAGGTGAGGAAGAAGAACCACCAGCAGCCCCAGCTGGTGCTGCACTAGGCCGAGCACGTAGATAATGCGTATATTTGAAGTTGCCAATTCAGCATCGGCAACTCCGAGCCCGGATCAATTGATAGGGCTGGTTTCGTTTTTGGCAGGCCGTGCGGATGATACCAATGCTCGTAAAGAGATAAACCAAGATGCATTTATAAGTTTGGCACAGAGTCTAGATATCAACGTGACCAAAGAGAATCTTGGTGATCTTATCGCTCAACCTCCATTAAGCAACATGCTGGCACCGTTGGATCCCAACTCCGGTGTGGTCACATTCAAAGGTGGCGAAGAACCAAACACTGCCATGCCAGTTAATCGAGCTCAAGACATAGTAGCTGCTGCTGCCAAGTCAGCAATGAAGAAAAAACGAGTCGGTTAGTCCAGAACTATTGCTCTTTGTGAGTAAATACCTTATTATATAACATAAGGAACACGACATGGCCTACTCAGATAAAGTAATTGATCACTATGAACATCCACGAAATGTGGGTAGCTTTGCCAAAGACGATGACAGCATCGGAACTGGTATGGTAGGAGCACCTGCCTGTGGTGACGTGATGAAATTACAGATAAAGGTAGTAGATGGAATCATCCAAGACGCCAAATTTAAAACGTATGGTTGCGGCTCAGCGATTGCGTCAAGTTCGCTGGTTACTGAATGGGTCAAAGGACGCACACTTGAGCAGGCAGCGTCGATCAAAAATAGCGAGATTGCTACTGAGCTTGCCCTCCCTCCAGTTAAAATTCATTGTTCAATACTTGCGGAAGATGCGATCAAAGCGGCAGTAGCAGACTATCGTAGCCGTCATGATAACCTTAACTGAAACAGCTGATAAAAAAATCCGACGACTGCTGGAAAAACGTGGCGGCATAGGCATAAGATTGGCAGTGAAAACTACTGGTTGCTCTGGACTAGCTTATGTGTTAGAATACATAGATGCGCACCCATCGGACCTTGACACTGTGATCAACTACGCACAACCCGGATTCTCTGTGATAGTAGATAAAAAACATGAAGTGTATCTTTCAGGTATGACCATAGATTATGTTCGCCAAGGCCTCAACGAAGGATTTGAATTTTCCAATCCTAACGAGCGCGATCGGTGTGGTTGCGGAGAAAGTTTTAGAGTTTAACTTGTACAATCCAAAATTTAATTATCAACCCATTCCCAGAGTCACTATAGAAGGCAAACGATTCTATGCCACACCCGATGGCAATAACTTACCGTCGGTGACCACAATACTGGACAAGACCAAAAGCGAAGCTAGCAAAGCAGCACTACACAATTGGCGACGTGCTGTGGGGGCAGAAAAAGCACAACAGATAACAACAGAAGCTGCTAACCGTGGCACCAGGATGCATACCTATCTTGAAGAGTATGTGAAACAAGGTGCGATAAAAGAACGCGGAACCAACCCATTCAGTTGGAGCAGCCACGAAATGGCCAAGACTGTGATCCGTGATGGGTTGAAAAATGTGTCAGAATTTTGGGGCATCGAAGTTCCATTATACTTTCCTAAGATCTACGCAGGCACAACTGATGGTGCTGGCATACATCTAAATGAAGAATCCATATTGGATTACAAGCAAACCAACAAGCCCAAGAAACGCGAATGGATTGATGATTATTTTGTGCAGTTATGCGCCTATGCAGAAGCACACAACGAACTGCATGGCACAAAAATACGCAAGGGCGTGATTCTCATGTGTGTGAAGCCGGACCTCGATGCCGATCACAATCTCATTTCAAAGCCGCAATATCAAGAATTTGTGCTAGAGGGTGCAGAATACGACCGTTATCGTGATCTGTGGTGGCGCAAAGTAGAAGAATACTATACCAAGTACATCTAGCAGCCCTGGCTGATCCGGGCTAAATATGTGATACCTCAAGGAATCACATCGTGGCAATTGTACAAATTTCAAGAATCACCCAACGCAAGGGCTTAACCGAAGACCTACCACAACCGCTGGCCGGTGCAGAATTTGGTTGGGCAACTGATACCCGACAACTTTTTATTGGAAATGGTACCATTGAAGACGGTGCTCCGGTCATTGGAAATACCGAAGTATTAACGGAATTTTCAGACATTCTGGCATTTAGCACTGCCTACACTTATGAAGGTGCCGCGGCCGGATACACAGTACAAACTGGCCCTAGTACTAGTTCGCCGGAATCACAGAGCATCCAGGCCAGACTTGACAGTTACGCGGTAGTGACTGATTTTGGTGCAGTTGGTGATGGAGTTACAGATGATACTGCTGCTATCAATCGTGCTTTGTATCAATTGTACTGCCGAGAAGTCAATACTGCTATCCGTCGTAGTTTATTTTTCCCCGCTGGAACGTATGTGGTCACTGATACCATAGCTATTCCTCCTTATGCATTGCTGTACGGTGAAGGTTCTAATTCCAGCATCGTTAAATTTACTGTAAATGCCTGGACCAATGCAATCTCATATTCTGCTGGTGCTCTAGTCAGCAATTCAGGTAGTTTTTATAGAGCTAACTTTGATGTGCCGATTGGTACAGCATTGGGTAGCACAACCGGTAGTGGTCAATACTATTGGGGCAATATCAGCACAGGTGCAGCTACTACATTGCCTTCTTGTGTGGCCAGCACGGCAGACAGTCTGCAACAGACCGGTGTGAATATTGGCTCCAATGGTGCTACCCCTCCACAATATATTACCATACAAGATATGTCATTTGCTACAGATCAATTGAATGATCCATTCTTGTGGCAAAATGCACAACAGTGTTCAGCCAAAGGAGTGACCTTTGCAGGTAGTTTGACCACTGCTGAGCTTGGCGATGCCGTTGATGATACTCGTGCAGTTGATTTTGCCGGAACTTCTCCAGCCTGCGAAAATATCATCATGGATACTTGTAAATTTACAGGTTGCACATATGCCACATCTACCAGTGCTACGTTACAAGGTATCACCTACAGCAACAGCAACTTTGACACACTGTATCAAGGTTTGTATTTTAGTACCAATCCTACTGGTGTGAGGATAGTACAAAATACATTTGACAATATCTATGTGGAAGGTATTGTGTTCAGTGCTTGCTCATTGAATGCCAGCGCATATAACACTTTTTACGATGTAGGAAATCATTTCTCAGGTATAGGATCTCCGGCCAGTAACATAATCTTGATCTCCGGAGATAACAATATCAGTGTGGGTGACATGTTCACCCGCACCACTGCCAACAGTACCACATATGCTCGTATCGCATTGAGCAATACCAATAGCACTGCGCTGAGCATGAACAATCGTGGCATTACCTACTATGTTGCCAATTCAGCTAGTAACAGCATCGCCAATCAATTGGCACAAGGCACATATGCAAGAGATAATGGTATCAATGACAGTTTGGCCAACAACAGCTCGGGCACATTGTTTATTGTAGATACCAGCATCATGAAATCATTCAAGATGGATTACACCATCACCCGTGATGTGTTTGCTAGAACTGGCCAGCTCACAGTGGTATATGGGCTGGGTGGTGGATTTGGATATACAGATGAATATATTGAGAATGGTATTACTGGCATCACATTGGTCGCAGCGGAAGCCTCGGCCGGCGGAAACATCACAGTGAGTTATACATCAACTAACTCTGGGTACGTAGGTAACATCAAATACAGCGTAACACATTTAAATTAATGTGGTTTTCAACCTTTGCCCAG